TTACCGCCGTAAGTGCTCCGGCTTCCTCCACTGGTAAGTATTTTTCGCGCTCTCCCTCCGTTGTTGAGAACGGCGACGATATGCCAGCAACTCAAGGACTCTTGTTCGTATGTTGCGCATATCCACGCCGTTAAGCTCAATACCGTCACGGCGCATCACCTCAGCCACCACACGCGCGTAATTTTCAGCGGTGACGCTGTCCGGCTGCGTGGCCACCTGTTTGCCTGTTGCCTGACAGATTCCGGTAATACGGAGGATTACTTTCAGTAGTTCGGCGTCGGTCATGGTTATGGTTTCCATAGTGATGGGGGAACAATTTCTGTAATCTGCGAAGCTGGCGATCGGTCAGACTCAAATGCCTGGCAACTTCAGTCTGAGTAGCCACTGTTCACCTCGCCCAAAAATCTCCCCTCATGCGTTTTAAACATGCATCTTGCGAACAACTTTATGAAACGCGGCATATATGTCCGGTTTGAGTGTTTAATTTTTGCGCATGTCCGGTTCGCAGAAAGCGCATTTCTATATTTTTCAAATGGTTAACCTTCAGAGAAACCGGACATGGTTTCCGAAAAATTTTCATAAATAGTGAAATTCTGCGCCGCTCCCGCCCCGTGGCAGGCCACCCCACCGGAAGGACCCGCAAAAAAAAGCCGGATTTCTCCGGCCTTTTCTCAGATGGTTTTCAGTATGCGATCGATTTCGCCGTCATCACCCTGATATCTGCCATCGTATGCCATGCCAGGGCTTACGGCCTGCGGGCTGTGCATGTCCATAAAGTTTTCAAAGGCTGCGGTAAGCTCCGGCGCAACCTTCGGGCGTTCCTGCTCTATGGTCATGTTCAGGATTTCCCGGGCATTATCGACGCTAATACATGGCACGTTTGCCATTGCACGTAACAGCGGCTGATAGTCGTCAGATTCATGAAGCGCCATAATCGCATCAGTGCGCGGCTTGTCCTGCTCTTCCAGTTTGTTAAGTTGATATATAGCCTCGTAGGTTGATAAACCTCTGTCCGCCATTGCCCGCGCTTCGGCTTTAAATTTACTCGCCAGCGGTAGCGCCATGATAGCTTCATTGATTGCCATCGTTCCCCCTGCTTATCGCACCAGTGGCTGAACGGATACGCCAGAACCCGCAAAAGCGGCGCATTTTTTCGCGTCGGTGTCGACGCTCTCGGGCCAGTTAACGGCGGCGATATTAAATATCCCCGTCTTGTAACACTGTGCTGATTTCTGCTTTGACGTGTCCACGGGGTACGCCGTCAGATAAACAGCCTTGCCAGATTCCTGACCATCCCACGCCTTAAACTCGCCATTGTCCGCCAGCATCAGCGGGGTAAATTCCTGAATAACGCCAGCATCAGCGGAAAAATGTACCAGCGTCGTGGCAACCTGCTGTGTGCCTGCATATAACTCAACATATGGAGTGCCCATAGAATCTCCCGTTAACCAATTTTCACAGTAACAAATTTGCGGATATCTGCCGGAACCGGCTGCGGTGCGCTGTGCGTCTGCACGTACTCAATCGCCGGATCGCCGCTCTCAATCCAGTTTTTCGGGTAGTACATGTTTTGCGTTGCGCCCGTTCTTACCGCTTCCGGATCCATAATCGCGCCATAGGCCACCAGACCTTTATTGCTGGTGTTGCCCAGGACAAGCAAATCAGGCTCAAGGAAATATTTTTCGGTGCCGTCGCTGTCGGTGTATTTGCCGGAATAGACGATAAGGGCCAGATCACCCAGATAGCCTTTAAAGCTCACCACTTCGCCCAGGTTTTTACACGCCAGCTCTGCGGCGGATTCTGAACCACGGGAAAGATCGTACAGCTCGCGGAATTTTTTAAAGCTACGTAAGGTGCGCCATACGTCAGCGCCCATAATCATGACGTTGGCGGGGCAGCTGGCCTGTTCGGCGTATAGCTCGATGTCATCTGTCGGATCATGCGTCTCTTTATTCTGCTCAGACCATTTTTTTCCTGGCCCCTGATGGACAATGCAGTTTGCCGGCATATTCCAGTCGATTTCATAGCGTTCTATGCCTTCGCCTTCAATGATGTTTTTTCCGGTCGTGACCGCATTCACTGCCAGCCATTCCACACGCGCTTTAATGGCGTTTATCTGGCGGCGCATGTTGCCAGTAATGAGGCGCATACGTCGCCAGGTGGGGTCGTTAAGCAGTGCCGGATCTTCTCCAGCCATGCGCATGATGGTTTTTGATGGATCGATTTCGTGTTTGGGTTTCATGTAGCCAGGGCGGATAGTGCTTGTTTCGTACCCTTTATCACGCTGAACCTGGCTACCCACCACAGGCGAACAAAACGCCGACATGGTGACTTCTTCAATGTCCAGGGTATCCAGCATGACATCTTGTGTGTTGAAGGTTGCTACTTTCGGGAAAAACAGCGTGGTAAACAGCGGACTGAATTTAAATTCCGGGATATCCCCGCGATTCAGGTACGCGAAAAGCTGGTTAGTGTTAAGTGCCGTTGCTTTGTCTGCCATTATTCACCCCCATGAGTCTGATTCATGCCAAGCGCCGCACGTAAATAGGCGCGTACCTGCCAGCCTGTTGACGGCTCAACCATCGCCAGCGGATCAAGTCCTGCCGCAATGCCCGCTTTTACGTTCTGCTGGTGGCGTTCCTTGAGCGCCTCCACGATATCGGGGCTTATGTAAACTGTCACCCCGCCTTTTTTCTCTTCTGTCATAGTCAGAAATTCCTCTTCGACTTAAAAAATTATAACTGGATGTACATCCAGTTATAGTTATAATCATAGTTGCATTTTGTGCAATAGAATTGAGTTGCGTTGCAAATTATGAAATGATTTACGGCAACAGTAGTCACCATGCTGTTAACCTCGTAAGCAAAAGCCCGATAAGCTTCCTCCTGTACTTATCGGGCTTTTTTTGGGTACAAAAAGCCGGATTTTCTCCGGCCTGTGCGTTCAGAACGGAATATCATCACCGTAGGGGTCATCGTCTCCCGCTGGTGGCTGATTACCCTGTGTGCCTGTGGTTTTGCGTCTGTTCCCGCCAGGGCGTGCCGCTCGGGCACTGATTACGCTGTCGGCAATAACCTGATAACCCTGCCGCGTTTCCCCGTTCTGTCCGGTCCACTGGCTGACCTGCATCGTGCCGGATACGCTGGCAACGTCGCCTGTCCGTCCTGTGCCTGGCTGCATGGCAGCGATACCGCCATACGCGCCAGCGTCATCGGTGTGCCCTTGCTGGTCTGTTTTACCTGCGGGTCGTCCACCAACCGTCCGTAAGCTGCTATCTGTGCTGTCATGATTCCACCTCTCCGGTTTTAACGTAAGCGCCCCATCAGCGACGTCTTGTGAAAATTGTCCTGTCTGGCAACAATCGCGCCCATCTATATTGATGGACACGAACGATGAATTCCCAGACAACAAAAGATATTCCCTGCTTCCGTTCTTATTTGCCTGATGCCCTGCGTTTAAGATTTGAAGATAAACTGACCATCCGGGCCATCGCTCAGCGTCTGGGTCTCAGTCATTCCACAATACATACGCTTTTTCAGCGATTTCTTGCATCCGGTATCGCATGGCCATTGCCCGATTCAGTTTCATTCGCTCAACTTGACGCCATCCTTTATGCCAACAGAAAGAAGGAATTAACAGAGCCTCAAATCAGAGAAGGCTCATGGCGAAAAGAACGGCGAACCAGCTATAGCCGTGAATTTAAGGTCCGTCTGGCTAAGCAGGCGTTACAGCCTGGGGCTGTTGTTGCCCGGATCGCCAGAGAACACGATATCAATGATAACCTGCTGTTTAAATGGAAAAGTCAGTACGAGGACGGCTTACTGAGCGATGATGACATACAGGAATGCATGCCTGTCCCGGTGGCACTGACTGATACGCCGGAGCCGACCAGACCAGTTACAAATCCCTTCTGGCGTAACAAGCATGATGAGCGCCCTGAGGGGGCTCCCGGAAACGTCCCACGGTGCGAGCTGCATCTTAAATCAGGTGTGGTAAAACTGTTTGACCCTCTCACTCCGGAACTGTTACGGGCGCTAATCCGCGAAATGAAAGGGGGTATCCGATGATAACGCTGCCGACCGGTACCAGAATCTGGATCATCGCTGGCATCACAGATATGCGTTGTGGCTTCAATGGCCTGGCTTCGAAGGTGCAGAACACGCTGAAAGATGACCCGTTCTCCGGGCATATCTTCGTCTTCCGGGGCCGCAGTGGCAAAATGGTGAAAATACTGTGGGCCGATCGTGACGGGTTATGCCTGTTCGCCAAACGCCTGGAACGGGGCCGCTTCGTCTGGCCGGTGACCCGGGAAGGGAAAGTGCACCTGACGCCAGCTCAGTTATCCATGCTACTGGAGGGGATCGCGTGGCAACATCCCAAACGGACAGAACGGCCTGGCATCCGGATATAACCCGTGATAAAACAAGGGAATGAACAATGAACTCCCCGATGATATTGAGCTGCTTAAAGCCATGTTGCGTAAGCAACAGAGTCGGCTTCGACAGTATGCCTGTCAGGTCGCGGGCTATGAGCAGGAAATTGAACGGCTGAAAGCGCAACTCGACAGGTTGCGTCGTATGTTGTTCGGCCAGAGTTCAGAGAAAAAGCGTCATAAGCTTGAAAATCAGATCCGACAGGCAGAAAAACGACTGTCGGAACTGGAAAACCGGCTGAACACAGCCAGAAATCTTCTGGAAGATGCATCGTCAGTCACAGATTCACCTGACACCAGTCCCCCGTCAGAAAACCCGATCGCCAGTAAGCCTGAATCCCCGGGAGACACATCGCCTTCTGCCTGCTGAAACCAGTTGCCCGGCCTGTGGAGGTGTTCTGAAAGAAATGGGGGAAACAATCTCAGAGCAACTGGATATCATTAATACCGCCTTTAAAGTTATCGAAACCATACGTCCCAAACTGGCCTGTAGCCGGTGTGATGTCATCGTTCAGGCACCACTTCCCCCTAAACCGATCGAACGCGGTTATGCCAGTGCAGGGTTACTTGCACGGATCCTGGTCAGCAAATATATGGAACATATCCCTTTATATCGCCAGTCAGAAATATACGCGCGACAGGGCGTGGAGCTGAGCCGTAATACCATGGTGCGCTGGGTATCAGAAATGGCAGACAAACTCCGTCCTCTGTATATAGCGCTGAATGACTATGTTCTGGAGGCAGGAAAGGTGCACGCAGATGACACTCCGGTGAAAGTACTGGCCCCGGGGAACGGAAAGACGAAAAACGGGTCGTCTGTGGGTATACGTCAGGGATGATCGTAATGCGGGTTCATCCCTGCCGGCAGCCGTCTGGTTCGCGTATTCGGCAGATCGCAAAGGAGAACATCCGCAGCTCCACCTGGCAAAGTATCAGGGCGTACTGCAGGCTGATGCCTATGCAGGTTATAACGTACTGTACGAAACGGGCCGGGTGAAGGAAGCCGGGTGCCTGGCCCACGCCCGCCGAAAAATCCATGACGAGGATGTGCGCCGTCCGACAGAAATGACTCAGGAAGCGCTCAGACGGATAGCAGAGTTATACGACATAGAAGCGGAGATACGTGGCAGTCCGGCAGAGGAACGGCTTGCAGTCAGAAAAGCCAGAAGCGTCCAGTTGATGCAGTCGTTGTACGACTGGATACAGTTGCAGAGGAAAACGCTGTCGAAACATGCGGAGATGGCGAAGGCGTTCGACTATATCCTGAATCACTGGAATGCGCTGAACGAGTTCTGTCGTGACGGCTGGGTGGAAATAGACAACAACATCGGTGAAAACGCGTTACGATCGGTGGCGGTTGGAAGAAAAAATTATCTCTTTTTCGGCTCAGACAAGGGAGGAGAAAGTGCGGCGATCATCTACAGTCTGCTGGTCACCTGCAAACAGAACGAAGTGGAGCCGGAGGACTGGTTGCGCGAAGTGATCGAGAAGCTCAATGACTGGCCGTCGAACCAAGTGCATGAACTGCTGCCCTGGAACTTCTCGTCTGTAAAATAATCCTTACGCTACGTACTTCTCGGGGCGCTTACCTTCGCGTATCCTTCCCCCGCGTGGCGGTCTATCGTTCTGATTGCCACCTTTAAAGCGTGCTCTGTCATGTCTAACGCGCGATATTTCGGTTCTGTTCTGTCTCTGCGTTTTTTGAGTGATTTATTAAATTTTCCTGAAGTGTGCATGTTTATTTTTACCCCCTCGTTTAAAAAGTTTTGAGTTGTGCCTCCCCTTGTCTACCTTATCTACCTTGCTGGCCCTCATGCCAGTAATGGCGCGGCTTTCAGCGGGGTAGAGTGCTTTTATCCACTATCTACCCCGTGTCTACCTCCCTGTCTGATTCAGGTAAAATCAGGTAGAGAGGGTAGATAGTGGGTAGACAGTAAAAAAAGCTGTCTACCTAACTTAATGTACTGAATTAAATGTATTTTCCTTTACTCAGGTAGACAGGGTAGACAGCAATTACAAAAAATTATAAAAACGCGTCGCACTCGTCTGTTGTTATTGCGTTAGTCTGCGTTACCCCCTTAACTTTCCGCGTAATATATTCATGTCCGTAAACTTTTGCGGCAGGCTTCATAGCCTTGCCAAAGTCATTTACGTTTAGCGGTTTGCTCCTGCCTGCGTATGCCATAAACGCCAGATAGACGCGGTAAAGGCTGTTCCTGGTCGTGTACTTCACTGAATCACCACCGCCACCCATCATCAGGCCGCGCGCTTCCTCCAGAAAATTCAGGAACTGGCAAAACTCAATAACCGGATCCGTCTGTTGCTTTATTGCCAGTGCTTCATCACCGTCACGCTGTTCCAGTAGTAAAGCCCGTGCCTTCTCAGGGTCGGTAAAGTTCGCCAGCAATCGGCGGATAATAACGGGGATTTCAGCCGCAATCTTTTCCGGTAGCTCCCTGTCTTTTTCGGCCTCACTGACGATATTGTCGAAACGGAAAATCACGCGACGACGTGCCACACCTCCGGCCCGTTCGGTGAATATCATCGGGTTGTTGTCGGTCGCCAGCACCACCGCCCTGATTACCGCCGTGAAACGCTTTTCATATTTCGGGTTAATTTCCACGGGGTCGCCGCCCGTGATTTTCTTGATGCCCGTTCCTTCGCCTGTATATTTCGGCTGGTCAGCCAGGACGATAAGACGACTCCCGACAACCTGCGCACGTCCACCAGCATCATCAAGCGATGTCATTTCAGCGCTTACCGTGTTCTGTTTCCCTGCCAGAAGGCTGGCTATGTGTGTGAATGTACTTTTACCGCTCCCGCCGTCTCCGGTGGCCTCAATAAACATCTGCCAGTCGTACCGGTTCGCCATAATCATGTAAAGCGCGGCACATATGCGCATCATCTTGCGCGGGTCTTTTCCGGCTGCGTGATCAAGCCATTTATGAAAGTTTGGCGCGTTGTCGCGGATATTCTCCCCTGGTGCTGGTGGCGTGTACTCAATGCCGTTGTGCGTGGTGATCCAGTTCTCCGGCGTGTGCGGGGAAAATTCCCCCGTTTTCAGGTTAAGCACACCATTAGTGAACGGTAGCAAATCACTGGACGGCTCGCCCATCGGGTCAGCAATAACTTTTAACGCTTCAACGGCGTTATTAATTGCCCGCTTGCTGAATGTGGCCCCGTGTTCTGAATAAACCGCCACCATTTCGCGGCTCAGTTCCATTGTGCTGACCGGACACCATATCCCGCCGCGCCATACGTGAACGATTTCACTTTCCGGATGCACACAAACGCCATCAAATCGACCAGCAAGCATCTGTGCGCGCTCACTGTCTGCCATCTGCGAAAGTTGCGCCTTTTGCTTTACCGGAAGCTCAATGACCAGACCATCAGAAAGATTCTGGCGTTCACGGGCCAGATATTCGCGCCAGTTCTGCACCTCCTGGCCGTGCATACCCTCAAGATAAAAATTTGCATCCTGTACACCTGCCGCCGCCAGCTTCTGACCAATCGCCTTGATCATTACAGGCTCAAGATGTCCGGCTCTGTATATGCGTGCTGATTTTCTGCCATCCGGCACAATTTGCAGATTATCCAGTTCGGATAGCTGCTGCTCTCCAAGCCACACAGGAGGCTCATTATCTCCGGCTGTACGCGCGTCATGTTCCTGCCACTGTTTCGCGTGTGCCCAGGCATCACTACCCGCAAAGATAATTACCTCTGTGTCTTTGTGTTTTATTCCGCGTGGCTGTTTTTTACGTTCGGTGCCAGTTTCATTTTTTACCCCTGAATACGTTAAGCATCTTTTTTATTTCCTGAATATTGGCACGTGCTTTCTCCCTGCTGGTGGGCACGTTACGCGGTACGGCCTGCACAAGAGAAAAATCACGGTCGAACTGATAAACAGGCATCACGCAATCATATTCGTAGCCTTCACGACGGTAGGTTACGCGCCGTTCCTCCACGCCCTTAATTATTACCGTGCCGCCGTACTTATCGCGGTAAATATTGAGGTAGCCTGAGTTTAACGGACACTCCTTCCTGAAATAGAATGGCATCAGAAGGAGCTAATAATGAGCAGAAAAACCCAACGTTACTCTAAAGAGTTCAAAGCCGAAGCTGTCAGAACGGTTCTTGAAAATCAACTTTCGATCAGTGAAGGCGCTTCCCGATTATCCCTTCCTGAAGGCACTTTAGGACAATGGGTTACCGCCGCCAGAAAAGGACTCGGTACTCCTGGTTCCCGCACGGTGGCTGAACTGGAATCTGAAATTCTGCAACTGCGTAAGGCGTTAAATGAAGCTCGCCTTGAGCGAGATATATTAAAAAAAGCAACTGTAGATTCAATTGGTCAACGCAACAGTTATGTGAAAACATGGGGTCGCGGAGGTTTTTTGAATGAGACGAACATTTACAGCAGAGGAAAAAGCCTCTGTTTTTGAACTATGGAAGAACGGAACAGGCTTCAGTGAAATAGCGAATATCCTGGGTTCAAAACCCGGAACGATCTTCACTATGTTAAGGGATACTGGCGGCATAAAACCCCATGAGCGTAAGCGGGCTGTAGCTCACCTGACACTGTCTGAGCGCGAGGAGATACGAGCTGGTTTGTCAGCCAAAATGAGCATTCGTGCGATAGCTACTGCGCTGAATCGCAGTCCTTCGACGATCTCACGTGAAGTTCAGCGTAATCGGGGCAGACGCTATTACAAAGCTGTTGATGCTAATAACCGAGCCAACAGAATGGCGAAAAGGCCGAAACCGTGCTTACTGGATCAAAATTTACCATTGCGAAAGCTTGTTCTGGAAAAGCTGGAGATGAAATGGTCTCCAGAGCAAATATCAGGATGGTTAAGGCGAACAAAACCACGTCAAAAAACGCTGCGAATATCACCTGAGACAATTTATAAAACGCTGTACTTTCGTAGCCGTGAAGCGCTACACCACCTGAATATACAGCATCTGCGACGGTCGCATAGCCTTCGCCATGGCAGGCGTCATACCCGCAAAGGCGAAAGAGGTACGATTAACATAGTGAACGGAACACCAATTCACGAACGTTCCCGAAATATCGATAACAGACGCTCTCTGGGGCATTGGGAGGGCGATTTAGTCTCAGGTACAAAAAACTCTCATATAGCCACACTTGTAGACCGAAAATCACGTTATACGATCATCCTTAGACTCAGGGGCAAAGATTCTGTCTCAGTAAATCAGGCTCTTACCGACAAATTCCTGAGTTTACCGTCAGAACTCAGAAAATCACTGACATGGGACAGAGGAATGGAACTGGCCAGACATCTAGAATTTACTGTCAGCACCGGCGTTAAAGTTTACTTCTGCGATCCTCAGAGTCCTTGGCAGCGGGGAACAAATGAGAACACAAATGGGCTAATTCGGCAGTACTTTCCTAAAAAGACATGTCTTGCCCAATATACTCAACATGAACTAGATCTGGTTGCTGCTCAGCTAAACAACAGACCGAGAAAGACACTGAAGTTCAAAACACCGAAAGAGATAATTGAAAGGGGTGTTGCATTGACAGATTGAATCTACAACAGCGTATTTTGCACAGGAGTCGCTGAAAAATACGCGTTAATCGAACAATGGCGACAACAATTTCCCATTGAAGCGATGTGTCAGGTATTTGGTGTATCCAGGAGCGGTTATTACAACTGGGTACAGCATGAACCCTCAGACAGAAAACAAAGTGATGAGCGGCTAAAACTGGAGATTAAGGTGGCACATATCCGCACTCGCGAAACATATGGAACCCGGCGGCTCCAGACGGAGCTGGCAGAGAATGGCATCATCGTTGGTCGTGACCGACTGGCACGTCTTCGTAAGGAGCTAAGGCTACGCTGTAAGCAGAAACGCAAGTTCAGAGCGACTACGAACCCGAACCACAATCTGCCAGTTGCGCCAAATCTGCTGAACCAGACGTTCGCTCCTGCAGCACCAAATCAGGTCTGGGTGGCGGACCTGACGTATGTTGCCACACAGGAGGGATGGTTGTACCTCGCTGGCATCAAAGATGTTTATACGTGCGAAATTGTCGGCTACGCCATGGGAGAGCGCATGACAAAAGAGCTGACAGGTAAAGCCCTGTTTATGGCGCTCAGGAGCCAGCGCCCACCTGCCGGGCTAATCCACCACTCTGATCGAGGTTCACAGTACTGCGCATACGATTACCGGGTCATACAGGAGCAGTTTGGTCTGAAAACATCAATGTCGCGTAAAGGTAACAGTTACGACAACGCTCCGATGGAAAGCTTCTGGGGAACGCTGAAAAATGAGAGCCTGAGCCACTATCGTTTTAATAACCGGGATGAAGCCATCTCAGTAATACGGGAATACATTGAGATTTTCTACAATCGTCAGTGTCGTCACTCTCGTCTGGGGAATATCTCCCCGGCAGCCTTCAGGGAAAAATATCATCAGATGGCTGCTTAAAAAAAGAACAAATGGTAGTGTCCGCTATTGCCAGTACACCTCATATCCCCGCGCATGAATTTAGTGCGAGTTTTGCCGCTGGCAGTTAAGCCAGGATATTTAAGTTTCATTATTTTTATTCTCCGGTGTGGGGCGCTTTATACTGGTCGTGTAATGTCTCTATTTCCTGCAACTCATTTATTACAGGCTCAAGAAGCGTTATTAATGCCGTGACAATCCTTGATTTCTGTTTATCACGCTCATTATCGCCAAATGTTTCCAGACACATTTGCAATATTTCCAACATATTTTCACTGTGAGAAAGTGCAAGAAATGCGCGGTCTGTTATTTCAATGTAAATATCACGCAT